TGAGTAACAGATGAAGTAGTGATCTTCAAAGACTCGCAACGCATCCTCAAACGTCGAGTCATACTCATCCACATCCAGCGCCGCCCAACGATTCCATTGAATCACGTTGGTGTTTTTTCTTGTGGTGTTACTTTCGTAAGACGCCGGACTAATCAGAGGAGAACCTTTTTTGAATTCACCTTTCTTTGGTTTGTAGCCAGGTTGCTTACTTAGATCGTAGAGAAGACCCTCAAATTTCTCTAGCGAATCAAAAGACATAGACTTATTAGTCGTATTGTCGAAAATGGATTTAAATAATGTTAGGGAGTACATTGTTATAGTATACTACAATAAAATAGGAGAATTGTAAATACTATTTTTTCAATTGTTTAAGAGCACCGATAATACGATTTGGATAATCACCAATGTATGTTCCTGCCCTTAAATCATCAAGAGAAATCAAATGTTTATGAAAGTGGTGAATATTTTTCCACTCTTTGATCATTCTTTGAGCAAGAGTATCGTAGAAGTAATCACTGAAGATAGGATCGTTTTCTTCGTAATACGCATAAGACGCCATGAGATACCAAGGTATCATTAGGTTCTTATTTTCTTCGATATATTTTGTAGCTGTTTCCTCGTAGTTCAAAGAACGACAACACCTTCTTCAATCAACCTTTTACGATTTGCCATGTGTGCTTCTTGTACATCATCTTTGGATTGGCCCATATACGGAACAGCGTGTCCTTCTTCAATGAGAATTTCGGTTGCCATACGATCTCCAACTTCGAAGTCTCCAAGAATACGTCCAAACTTACCCTTCATGTCTTCTCCACTCTTTGAGATCTGAGTACGAAGAACAGCAGTCGGTCCCAAAAGTTCTTTGAGTCGTTTCTTTGATGCAAGGCCGAACTTCTTCTCAACCTTATCGCTCGTGCGGCTTTCGGGAGTATCAATACCCATTATTCGAACTCTCTCTTTATGGAGCCACACACCAAACCCAAGGTCAATATCCACATCAACTGTGTCACCATCTACAACTCGCAAAACCTTTACTCTATAATCATACATGTAATTTATTTATACGATCAATCATTCCAACGTTGTCAGAATGTGATGGAGCCTCCCAACCATCGGGTTTAGTTAAGTCAGGTAAACCCAATGGATTTGGACGACCTTCCTTTACACCCACAACCTTATTCATATTAGCGGTGTGAACTCGATTCCATGCTTCGTGAGCATCAACATCGAACGCATCAAGCGTACCAATTGCTACAACACAAAGATCGATCAGAGCATCAACAACATCATCGCCGTTCACTTCTTTCTTTACGTAATTAGGCATATCAACACCGGTTGCTTCTTTCATTTCGTCAAGTTCCTCTTGTAGGAATCTTACTCGAAACTCAAGAAACTTACGTAGAGTTTCACCATCCATTTTACGTACGGCTTCATTAACACCATACTTTTTATGCATATTAGATATATCTTTTACCCAGTTCATAGTATTTTTTATATTAAAAGAAAAATTGTTGAAGATCGACAACAGGTTCGGAAGTCCAGCCAATTGCCTTGAGAATTATGTCAAGTGGATCCAGAAATGTTTTTTCGAATTGTGTACTATAATCAATGTATTTATGAAGTTCAAATTCGTTTGGCAAAGCTTCCGGAAAGGAGATCACATTTTCTTGAATCGAGTTTGGAATAAGAAGATAGATGAACTTAATCTTATCGCCGTTACGAATCAATTCATACTTTTTCTCAATTGCATGACGTTTGAGATAGTGATTATAGAGAAGAGATCCGCGAACGTGAATAGGTGTACCTTTCTTGTAAATACCATCGGAGTTCTGATAGCTTCGAACATCGCTAACACCACGAGGAAAGGCCACAGCTTCGGGAGGAAGCGTTTTGAAGTGATCCTTAAACAATGCAATCGCGTCTTGTGTTTTCTTTTCATCGCCGGTTATTATGATCTTAAACATTCGATTCATCGCTTCACGACAAACCTGAGGAGTAGAAGACTTTACCGCTTCGATACCCATCATCTTAATCTTCGGTTCGGCGTATTGCACACCTTCGTTATTATGAACGTTGAGGATGTACCTTTTCTTTGCTGTCCAAATTCCACGATCGGCAATTGCTTCACGCTTCATGACCATGCGATTTGAGTAAGCATTAGTCATTTTCGAAAAACGATCGAATGCTTTTGCGAGTGCCGGTTCGATCGCTTCACTACCAAATTTGTCAAGAAACTTTACGGGATCCTTGGGTTGAAGTTTTTCGATAAGATCATTGACATTGATGTAAAGAGAGTCCGTATCGATCGCGATCACTCGATCTTTTTGATCACCGAGAAGTTTTCCAAGATAATCATTAACTGTCTTTTCGGCCCAACGAATCACTGTTTGTCCTGAGAGAGTTACAGCCGAAGCAACTTGAATGTCAAAGTAACGAAAATACTGATTGCCTAGAGCACCATAAAGCGAATTCAAAAGAATTTTAATCGCGGTTTGAAGTGTTTCGAGACGCGCAACGTTTGATTGAGTTCGAACGTATTCGGATTGATTTGACTTTGGAATCTGTTCGAGCTTTGTTTTTTCGGCAAGCATTTCATTCTTGACCTCAACACGACGAGCATAAAGTTCCTCAACAATTTCCGGAATGATACCTTTCTTATCGCGCCGAAAGGTTGCACCATTACAGGCAACCGCGAGATTATCGTTTGGGATCGTTACGAATTCATTCTCAAGGATTTTATCTGGTCCAAGGTTTGGTACACACGATTGCCGAACCAAAGTTTCGGGTGACATGTTGTACTGAATAATCAGATTTGGATAAAGTGAATTCAAATCAAAAGACATGACCCAGTCATGCATACCAACATGAGGATCTTTGACGTAGCCACCCGGAAAGGTTACACTTTTTGATTCGACACCGGGCATGATTGCAACCTTGTTTCGAGCTAGGCGACGAAAAAGAATTGAATCCCAAATCGCGGTTGTACCAAGAGTGTCCGAGTAATTTACACCACCAAGATACGCCATCGTAAGAACTAGAGTAATAAGACCTAGCTTTTCTTCCATTCTTTCGATAAGCTCAACGTCCTTGATATTGTAATCAACAAACATTTGATAATCCGCATCGTAAAGATCGCGAAGAGAGCCAACTTCCGAATAGTCCAACTTCTTTTCACCAAGAACCACATTTGCGATATGATTCAAAGAATAAGATTCTTGATTACCATAGGTATAAGCAAACTTTTTGAAAAGATCCATGTAATCGAGGTGTTGTATACCCTTGATGTCAAAGATAATATTTTGACGACCCTTAATATAAAGCTCGCGACGATCAATCTTTTTCCACGGCGAAAGAGCATTTGTTCGTTGATCACCGAGAAGGAATACCATTCGTGCGATCATATAGGGAATATCAAATAAACGCGTATTCCAACCCGTGATGATGTCTGGCGTATTTTCGGGATCTTCCCAGAATCGAATGAAATCCTCTAACATAGAAGATTCATTGATAAACTGACGATACTCGATGTCAACGTCTAGTTGAGATTTAGACTCGTCATAACTATTGAGACCCCACACACGATAAGTTTTGTCCTTTGAACTTTTGTATGCGATTGTGAGAATTTGATTCGTAGGATTGTTGACATCCGGAAATCCATCACCATAGGAAGTTTCGATATCAAGAGAAGCTACATCAACCATGTTTCGGCTATAGCGAATCTCGTTAGGAAATGCAGACTGAATGAACGCCGGAACATGACGTGTATTGCCATACAGCTTGAAATCATTGACGCTATTGTACGTTTTTTCAAAATCGCGTACTTCGGACATTGAGTCAAACGTGATTGGCTCGATTGGCGTTCCATCGAGAGCTTTCCATTCGGTGTGTTGCTTTTTCGATTGAAGAAAAAGTCTTGGTTTGTATTTGATTCTCCTGAGGATCTTGCGACCTTCATCGTCATAGCCACGATAAAGTAGAGAATTTCCAAAGCGATCTACGCTAGTGTAGAAACCATTTTCAATCATAATATGATTCTATACCAATTTCACTGTCTTGTAAATAAAAAAAGTAAAGGGCAAGGGGATTAATTAATTAATCCCCTCACCCTATCGACTATTTAAGCCGGGGGGTTAGAGTTGTGTTTAATCCCGAAGGAAGCGCCTTTTTGTCGAACCAATTTTAATGATTTGAGGCTTCTGATCTTCAGGTATAACTCTCTCCAAACGGACACTCAGGATACCATTGACTAGATCGGCTCCACGAATCTCGATATGTTCAGAGAGGTTAAAGGTCTTTGTGAACTTACGATTTGAGATGCCCTGATGGACATATTCCGCTTGTTCTCTTGAATCTTTATTTCCTTCTACAGTAAGAACGTTATCCTTATAGGTAACTTCAAGATCAGATTCATCGAATCCGGCTACTGCCAGTTCGATCTCATAATTGTCATCATCAATACGAATGACATTATGTGGTGGATATGCGTTGTTTGTGTAAGTTGAGTTGCCATTGCGGGCACGCTCAAGTTCTTCGAATACTCGGTCGAAACCAATAAAGGCCGAACGAGGCCAGGTTGTTGTCGTTGTCATGTTTATTTTCCTCCATTAGGCAGGTTTTAGTTGTAAGACCCTTTCGGCGTCTCATTCGAAACCACGGCGTGTGGTTTGAAATTCATTATGTATTTATACTTTCTTAACGTTTCCAATGGAATATTTTGGCTGTAAATCCCATTGTGATTTGTCTCGATGTGAAATAATTTTGATAAGTCTTAGATCGGTTTGTGGTTGAGCGGCCGCATCGTTTACGATATTAAGAAGTCCCCAATCCGAGAGAAGTGTTGTGATCGTGTTTCGACGTTCGATGTCGTTCTCGGTGAGACTTGCGTTCTTTCCATCCA